GTAGACACAGCTGTCGACGCACGAGCCTGTGTTTCGTTGTAGAGTACGTTGTGAACACCCTGGACGTAGAGGGAATCGAGGCGGCAGACCTGCTGACCACCCACATAGAGAAGGAACTCAGTTGGGTTGGAATCCTTGGAGAAAAGACCCGTCGTGTTCGAACCCGTGGCGGCGATGCCAGGGGCTTCGATCCATACGTAGCTCAAAAGATCACCCTTGGACTTGATGGGGATGGTCACTTCGGCACCCGAACTGAACGAACCGATGTAATCGATACGCTCAGGCTTGATGGAGAAGTTCGTATGACGCTTGTAGTTCTGACGAAAAAAACTGACTTCGGGTTGACCAGTGATGTAGACATCCTGGGCACCCTTGGACACGAGGTCAATCAAAGCGGCTGACATTTACTAGTAAACGATATTAAAATTTTGGCTCGAAGTGTACATAAGGAAGGATGGTTGTATTTCAGGCACTCACATGGGAAGCACGTGACGAAGACGAGGATCACTTGATTAGTATCTTTGGTAAGACAGAGGATGGGAAGTCTGTGTGTGTAACTACTACCTTTGAACCATACTTTTACATCAAGCTTCCTGATATCAAGTATGCTCGTGAAATATACGCTCACATCAAAGACACTTGCACGGGGTACACCGTCGTTGAATCGAAGGATATCTGGGGTTTTCAAAATAATCAAAAATTCTTGTTCATGCGTATCACATTTTCCAATCTGAAGAAGCGGCGAACGACTGACTACTTCCTGAAAAAACCTCTCAACCTCTCGAGTGGTCCATTTCCCCTGAAGGTGTATGAATCCAATCTTGATCCCATGCTTCGTATGATGCATCGAACAGGCATTCAATCCACGGGGTGGTTGGATACTGGTAGTGAATGTGTTCGATCCAATCTTGCACATGTCAACATTGACCTGTTCTGTAACAACTGGGAAACACTCACACCTGTCAAACGTGATGACGTGGCACCCTTCGTCGTGGCATCCTTTGATATTGAGTCGAATAGTTCTACTGGAAAGTTTCCTGATGCGGACATAGATGGTGATGCCTGTTTTCAGATTGCCTTGACTCTTTGTAAACTTGGATCGGATGAACCCTATGACAAAACGTGTCTATGTTTCAAAAAAACCGACCCAAACCTGGAAGGTTCTACGATCATCAGTTATGATACAGAACGGGAAATGCTTGAAGCATTCAGAGACTACATCATCAAGCAGGATATCGATATCATGACGGGTTGGAACATCTTCGGGTTCGATCTTGAATACATCTACAAACGAGCTGCAAAGGTTGGGTGTAGCCACTCTTTCTACAACCTTGGGAAGTTGAAGAATGTCGATTCAGAAATGGTCTACAAACGTCTATCGTCGAGTGCTTTGGGTGATAACATGTTGAAGCTTCTTCCCATGACTGGACGATTCATCTTCGACCTGTTCCACGAAGTCAAGAAGGGCTACAAACTTGATAGCTATAAGCTAGACAACGTTTCGAAACTCTACCTGGGTGATCAGAAGATTGATATGCCTCCCAAGGAGATGTTTGCTCGCTTCGTTGAAGGTGACCCCGTCAAACTCCGAGAAGTTGCCGAATATTGTATCAAGGATACACTGCTACCACATCGCCTCATGAAACGCCTTTGTACACTTCTGAACCTCCTGGAGATGGCGAAGGCTACATGGGTCCCCATCTCATTCCTCGTGGAACGTGGACAGCAGATTAAGGTTTTTAGTCAGCTGACCAAGAAGGCTCGGGAATTGGGTTTCATGGTCCCCACGATTCGCTACGGGGCTATCCCACCTGAACCCTATGAAGGTGCGACCGTTTTAGAAGCTCAGGGTGGTGCATACTATACACCAATCACGGCACTGGATTTCGAAGGTCTGTACCCTTCGATCATGATGGCCCACAATCTATGTTATTCGACGTTCGTCATGGATGAAAGGCGTTATGGGAACATCCCCGGTGTTAATTATGAAACGTTTGAATTGAATGGTGGCACCTACAAGTTTGCACAGGATGTACCCAGTCTCCTTCCGAGTATTCTGGCAGAACTTAAACAGTTTAGGAAACAGGCAAAGAAGGATATGGCTGCTGCGACGGGGTTCATGAAGGAGGTCTACAATGGTAAACAGCTTGCCTACAAGGTGAGCATGAACTCGATCTACGGATTCACTGGTGCTGGTAAAGGCATCCTTCCATGTGTACCGATCGCCTCGACGACAACCTTCAAGGGGCGTAGTATGATCGAAGAGACGAAGGAGTACGTGGAGAAGAACTTCCCGGGTGCGAAGGTGAGATATGGGGATACGGATTCAGTAATGGTCGAGTTTGATGTTGGTGGTCGAACGGGAATGGAAGCGATTGAATACAGTTGGGATCTGGGCGAAAAGGCTGCCGAAGAGTGTACGGCCCTGTTCAAGAAACCCAACAATCTCGAACTCGAGAAGGTGTATTGTCCGTACTTTCTGTACAGTAAGAAGCGTTACGCTGCCAAGCTATGGACCAGGGACAAAGAGGGTGAGATGAATATGGACTACATCGACATCAAGGGACTCCAGGTTGTGCGTCGTGACAACACAGTGTTCGTTCGTGAAGTATGCAAGGAACTTCTGGATGTCGTACTAGAAAGTAGTGATCCAGGACCCCCGAAACAATTGGCTCTTGAGCGAGCGATCAATCTTCTAGAAGGTGAAGTTCCCGTTGATAAACTCATACTTTCACAGCAGTTGGGAGATTCCTATAAAAATCCGAACCTGCCCCATGTTCGGGTTAGGGACAAGATGCGTGAAAGAAAGCCTGGATCCGAACCACAATCTGGTGATCGAGTACCGTACATTCTTGTGAAAACGGATAACCCGAAGGCGAAGGCTTACGAAAAGGCGGAAGATCCGGTATTCATGAGGGAAAATGATATCCCTGTCGATTACCACCATTACTTCACCAACAAGTTCTTGAATCCAATTTGTGATCTTCTGGAACCCCTCGTGAAAAACCCAAGGACTGAAATCTTCGGTGACTTAATCGCTCAACATAAACCACCACCCAAAAAGAGAGAACCAGCACTGAGTGGTATGAAGAAGGACCAACTCATCGAAGAGTGTAAGAAATATAATCTCGATACTGTGGGTAAGGTTGCTGAACTTCGAGAAAGGATCAAGGCTGCTCGTTCCGACAAGTTGACATACGATGAGGTATTTAAAAATTACGATTGATACAGTATTAAGATGGACGAGAGACTTAATGCCTTGTTCCGCGACGAAGTAAAAAAGGCTGTCGAAGAACAAACAAAGATCATTAAGGGTGAGTACAACGAACTTTTGAAAAAGGCGAAAGAGGAATACAAAAATGAGATTCTGAATCACAAGAACAATACCAAGGATGCCACTAAGAAGATCATAGACGACCTCAAGGAAGAGCATCAAAAGCAAAGGTCTCTACTTCAAGATGAAATTCGAAAACTCAAGGAAGAACAACGCGAAGTATCGAAGACTTCTAAGGCTGATTTGGTAGAAGCAAAGAATGTGTTTACAGAAAAGGCACGATCGATTCATGGTTCTTATAGTGATTACCTACGAGTCGTCTCCGTGAATTACAGTATTCCGTATAGCGTCCTGTTACGTGATGCTCCCGTGGAAGAAGACAACATATGTAGGGGTCTGAAGAAGAATTTGTCTAGATGCAATCTCAAGGCAAGGTGTGATGGTTACTGTAAACATCACCACAGTCAATTGGTTCGAAAACACACGATCGAATTTATTGATGAAATCTCATCCACCACGTCAGGAGAGGTTGAAAATAAGGGGCTTATAGATTTCAATTCTGTATTATAGAAGACATGAGTAAAACAGACATTCTGCTATCTTCCGTAAACGAGTTCTATTCCGATGACAAGAATAAATCTACATTACTGGGTATCCTAGACAAGTCCGGTGGTATATCACTTAGAAACATCGAATGGTTCATCACGAATTATGCGAAAAAAAATCATACTTCCTATACGACGTCCAATGGTCGTCTATTCACTGTACACTGTGCCTACAAGTCGAGTCTTGATGGGTACAGTAAAAAATTGTTTGACCCCTTTGCTCGGTCTGAAAAATTCACATATACGATTCCGGGAACATCTCATGAAGTTCAGACGACTATCGCTCAGTTGAACTTCATCAAATGGTGTATCAAGAATCGAATCATCGACTACATCTCTAAAAATAAGGATACCCTTTTTAGTAAACGAGTGACATGAAGCCGTTTTCGAAATTGAATGTCTGGTAACCGGTGTAGTAAATGTATAGTGTGTATACGTCAGTAAGATCAGGTTGAAGGGTTACTTCGAGGGTTGTTTTTTCTGATTGGATGTCACTAAAATCTAGACTTCCGGATGGACTGACATTGATGGGGTTAATCGCGAATGAGTAGGTGTATATGTTCCTCACGGGTTTAGATAGACGTTTTTGATATGGTATCATGTATTTGTAGTACGAATCTGTAGTACTTGAAATATTTGGTAAATCAACTCCCTGAATAAAAAATTTAGCACCTTTCATGACTGGGTTGAAGAAGGTGAAGGTTTCGTCGAAATCTGGTGTCGTCGAAAAGTTGAATCTGTTTTGAATATAATAGTAGTCCGAGAAGTTTGCATCCGGTACTCTGAATTCAGATGTATCAAGTTCAATACTATAAGACTGGGTAAACGTTTCCTGAGAGAGGCTTACAAAGTTTGTAATTTTTTCGGATGTCATGAGAATTGGGTTTCTCTCCCCGTTCTTCACGATGTCGAAACCTGGTATATTTGTGAATCTTTTTCCATCGGCATCCGTCGATGATGATGATGATTCAGTGTAAAACTCAAAGGTGAATTTCTCTATAAAAGAGTTTGTGGGTAGCTTTACTGTTATGATTGGTTCATCTGACCCTGGATCATCTGTCCATGGTACGATGTTGTATTCCGTTGAAAAAAACTCTCCAACCTTTTCGGTCCCGGCTTCGTTATTACCTTCTACCACAGGTTCTTCACTGAAACCAACACGAGAGAATGTAGTCACACCCCCCTGTGTCAGAGTGGTAAAAAATGAAATATTCTTTAAGGTGAAAGGTCCATTCCAATCTCTGGCATATATTTTAAAGATGTCGAATTCTGGTTCAAAGGTGGCTATGTTTACATTTTCAAATTCCGTGTTTCTCAAAAACCAGTGCAGTGATTTGACCCGGTTATTGGGAACAAGATTTGTTCGTATACTGTCAACACCTGCAGTAGTTTGGGACGTTGGGTGTCTCTTGACTACATCCGTGATCATCGTATATGGTTGGTTCTTTAAATAGATGCGTTCATCTGGGTCGATTGTAAATTCTTCTGTGACAATTTTGAAATTATCGAGAATGATCGTAGTTGGTGCCGACGTAAAGAACGTTTGTGTATGGAACTCAAACTCGAACTCTATTTTCTGTTTGTGAATCGCACATAATGGGAAGAAAGGTCTGTTTGGTTCATTTGTCGGATATTCATCACTGGAGTATTTTCTTGAAAAAAAGAACGGGAGAGGGATGATGACTTCAGATTCCAACGCCGCATAGGCACCATTCGATGTTGCCGTGTCAAACCCTAACATACGATTCAGGTTGAAACGGTTCGCAACCTTTTCGGAAACCTCGAGGTACAACTCGTCGTGTATGACCATCCAGTCATCATAAATCTTTTCAACTTCGATCTCGTCTACACGCATGGTAACCGATTTGATGAGATGACGACCGACCTGGTCGGCATAATTTTGTCCAGTTGTTAACCCGGGAAGTTTAATGAGTACGTACATGTTACTCAAAAGATCACCCATATTCTGAGGATTGAAGGTTACCTTGATACGTTCATTGAAGGGCCACGTAGGGGACGTGGGACTCTTATTGACGATCGTAGTTCTATGAAACTTTGTAAAGTTGGAATGCCTCTTTAAATCGTAATTAAAAATAGACTCATCTACATTGTCGCTATATATGTATGACTCCTGTTTGCCTATGGCGTTAAGGGATACACCGGCACCACTGGAGGTGGGCATCTTACTAATGGTTTACATATTTTTAATGTCCATCTTCCACATGTCGACATGGCTCGTTTTCAACATTACTTCCAATTCTTTCTTCGCCTGTGAAGCTTCTTTCATGAGAGCTTCAACACGCTCCTGTGTGTATTCGACCGTCTTCGTGTTAAGGAGGTAGTCCATGTTTCCATCAATCTTGGGGAAGATCGATGACATTTCCTTCTCGAGTTCCACCTTCTTCCTCTTGAACACAATCAACTCCTCCTCGATAACCATCGACACGAACTTCGATTTGTGGTCACACATGATAGCCCTAGCTTCGAGAACCTTGATGAGGTGGGCTTTTCGTTTCTTGTAGTGTTCGAGTCGGAGTTCCACAAAGTCTTGAAGAATCTCCTCTGGACTCCCGTACCTATTGATGCCCTTGGTGGGGTGGAACA